CACAAGACCACCACTTAATATTTTTTCTAACATTAGATATCCCTCATCCTAGATGATAATTCGATAATTCTATTTTTAACTCCCTTAAAAGTAGAACGATATAAATTAGAGTCTAAAAGCTCTTCAGCACACAAAACATAATCTTGGTTCTCTAGTGCCTTCTGAGTATTTTTAAATTTAGCTAAGGTTGGATATCCCAGCCAAAACGAAAGATGACAAACTATTTCCCATGCTTCAGGTTCAATAGAAGATGGATTAATAAATTTTTTTGCCTCATTCATAGCAATAGACAAATCTTTCTCAAAGAGAACCATGACCTCTGCATTGGTCAAAGGCTTTTGTCTATTTAAAAGGTGAGACTCAGTTGGAAGAATAAGATGTCCGACTCCAACTGTATATCTAGGTTTTCCATCAATTTTAATGCTTTCTTTATCAGCCGAACAAATATAGGGGGTATATTCAATTCCTTCAAACCTTATAATATCCTTTTTTAATCTTTCTAAGTTCATACTAAAACCTCATTTAAAATTTTCGTTATTCTAGTATTATCCTTATACATTATCAACTCGCACATTTTATTATCATATACATATAAAAAACAAACATTTAATCGTTTTTGTTCTTCATTTGCTGATCGTCTAATAGTTGTTCCTTTTTGAAAATTGGTTTGTCTAATACTGGCAGTTTTAACATCTACTAATAATATTTCACCATCTTCTGGATTGATGGCAATTAAATCAACAGGACTCTGTACGGATTTTTTAGAATAAACGATATAGCCAGCTTTGGTTAAGTAATACTCAGCAATTAATTCAGAGCTTACCCCCTTTTGTTGTTTTTCATCCATAAGCAAATATTCGTCATTTACCCTGTCTATTATACTTCTTATAGCTCCTTCTTCTATGCTTATTCATAGATGACATTTTCACATTACCTCTGCCGATAGAGGTGCGTTTGGGTTTAGGTTCGTAAACAGAATTTGTGACTTGTGATCTTTTAGCCAACTAAGTCTCTAACTAAGATAATTAAATTAGATAAAACTAAAATACCAACAGACCATAAAACATAATTAATTTTTTTGATATCAGCCTCAATATGTTTTAAATGATTATTTTTAATAATTTCAATATCTTTTTGTATTAAAGATACTTCTTTATCTAACTTATTAATCTTGTCTGCTTGCCTTGGCATTATGTACCTCGTTTAATTTTGCGTCTATAGATATTTTATTAAGTTCATTTAACTTTGTTGTCAAATACATATTTTTTTCTTCAGGATCAGTAGCAATAAGCAATTTTTTAGTAATGTGCATATTGTATTTATTAAGATCAGTAATCTCTTGATCTTTATCTTTTAGATCTTTCCTGAGTTTTCTATTATCGGATTTAAGGTCTTTATTAAGTTGTCTGTGTTTGTTTAGTTCTTCTTGTATTTCATTAAGATTAGTCATGATTTATTTTATCCCTGCCAATGGATTAGATAAAGACTTTTTTATCTTGTCATCTATCTCTTTTTCAAGGATTTTGAAGTCCTCAGATATCTCTCTTTCATTAGCCTTAACTCTGTCCTCAATATCATTAACTACCTTGTCTATGGCTCTTATATCGGCTTTCATGGTCTTAATATCGTCTCTAAGGTCATTTTTTAGGCTTTGTGCCACATCATTAACCAAACTAACTTCCTCTAATACCATTGAAACTTCTGATTTTAGAACTGCTATTTGTTCATCATATGAACTCAAATCTGGACTTTGGAATTCAGAAATGGCTTTTTCCATATCCAAGAATTTCTGATAATACTGAAAGCCACCCCATAACAAACCAACAAATGAACTTAATATGGTTAATATTAAGAATAGTTTACCACCTCTAAACTTAATACCACCTACATCTATCTCTGTTGCCATTGTAAATCCACCAATTCATTGTGTCCTAAATCATTATTCATAAACAAATTATACATCAAAATATTATTATCAATTATTTCAGCATCTGGCAAAGTTCTATTATCAAAAAATCCTTGTATCTGTGGTAGCTGAGGTTGGTCAAAGAAACTTTTACTATCAGCTAATACCTGCATGACGATTAAAGTCTTTGTTTGATTGTTGGCATCATATTTACCCTTATCACCCATTTTCTTAACTATCTTGTTGGCTTTTTCTTGTTTGGTTTCTTTTACTTCTTCTTTGGATTCTTCTTTTGTTTCTTCAACAGGCTCATCTACAGGCTCGTCAACCTTTGCAACTTCAACTTCTTCTACAGTTTCTTCTACGACTTCTTCCATTTCAACTTCTACAATTTCTTCCATAGGTGCTTCTTCTATTTTTATTTCTTCAATAACAGGTGCTTCTATTTCTGCTTCAACAGTTTCATAAGATATTTCCATTGGCTCAGCTTCTATAGGCTCAAACATAATAAAATCATCTTGTTTAGATACATCATTGAATTTGAATACATCTTCAGCGACATCAATTAATTCTGGTTGGTCTAGGTTTAAAGCAATAAAAGTTTCTATCTTTGTAATTTCTTGCGTAATGATTGTTTCAATAACATTATATAAAACATTAATACTCACATCATCAAATAGAACTCCCACCGCTAGATTAATATCTCTACCCCCTACTTCAATAATGAGATTAGTTATCTTTCCTGAGAAATCAAAATTACCTTGATATTGTTGATATCCACTATTAACGCCAGAAGCTGATAAAACATCAGTACCATTAAAGACTTCCGTATTTCCATTCCTACCAATGACTTTCATGTAAACACTATCTTGTTCATCTTGTTTATCTACTTTGATTGTATATTCAGTAGTACCACCATAATTAATATCTAGTTCTGAAATATCTACTTGTTGATAAAAGGTGGTTAAATTACTGTCTGTAATCTCAGCACATTTATCTGTTCCTAATTCATTACAATAACTACCAGAAGGCATTGAGGCACTACCCTGCCCACCCCAATCAATATCCATATCACCCTCTTTTGATGTAGAAACAAATCCATTACTGCCATCTAATATATCCCCACTATCTTCATTCGTGACTGTGGTTGTTGTTGTGGTGGTTGTAGTAGTTTCAGTTATATAGATACCTGTACTATCAGTTTCTTCTTCAATGACTTTTTCTTCAGTAATTATATCTGTCACTAAGGGAGTACATAAACCTATAGTGTCAGTAGAGCAATCTTCAGCTTTAGAATATGAGAAGCAAACCAAGAGCCATAAGACCAAAATTTTTAAGACCATCTATATCTCCTTCTTGCGTTTCTTGTTTAATTGGTTTTGGTTTAATTAAAGCAGTGCTACCTTGAGGAACTTTATCTGGATTTTGCTCCCATTGTTTTAAGGCATCTTCACCTATATCAGACATATATGGACAAGGTGTTCCAGACATAATCATAGCATCAAAAACTCTTGCGTCTTGGCATAGAATAGAAACACCTGCAACTTTCATTCCCATTGAGTAAAGACTTCGTGCTAGTTTAATTCTTTCGCAGTTCATATCTGTAATGGTGACACCTGTACTAAATCCAATAACATTTGATTGAATAGCACCAGATACACCAGATTTACAAATATCACTATTAACTATATTAATTGCAGGTGAATTAGCAGTGGGGGGTGTATTATTAACGACAGTAGAACTAACTGTATTCGTTTCAGCTTTAACATCTGTAAATGTTGCTACAAGAGTAAATAGAAACAAAATTGATACTAATAGTTTCATTATCTCGCAGTGACAGGAACTCCAGAACTAGTCACAAATGGATTTTCGGCTATAGCATAATACGAATAAGTAGCACCATTGGCATTAATATCATTACCATTTCCTTTTAATTTAAAACCATTAGATAAATAATCTCTTTCTGCGTGATGTGATGCGTCACTATCTTCTGGAGCAGTAGAATTTGCGAATAATTGTTTCTCAACAATATTAAAAGGGTTTCTTTTGTTATCAAAAATATTCCAACCATTTGCACCATCTGTTCTTTTAATCATTACCCAAGCAGGTTTAAATCCTGTATAAACAAATGTTCCATTTGCAAATGGTCCAAAACTTCCTGTTCCATTACCTGTATAAGTTCCATATTTAGAGTAACCTTCTATTTCTGCGAAACAGTAGGCAATTATATTATCACTACTTCCGTTAACCGAGTTATCTACTCCTACACTAAAAACAGATGAAGTTGGGTCTGTTTCATTCCAATATAAACTCCAAAAATTATATGAACTAGTAGGTATTTCTGCATTAGTGTCTTGAAGAAATAATGCTTTAGAGTCACTTAAATTATTATTGTAAACTGTCCAATTATCAGAATCAGACCTATTTTTTACTATTACGACTTTTGGTGTTTTACCTAGTCCATGACCAACAGTAGCATTAGCACCTGTACCTGTCCAAGTAACAATACTAAAACCTGCGGTTTGATTTGCTTGAACTGTAGATGTGATTGTTCCATCTGTATTAGATGATGTAGTACCACCATTGGCTTTCCACTGCCAAGCAACGTAATTAATTGTATCACTATTTACTGCTACATTAGTGCCAACAGTAAAACCATCTGTTGCAAATCCTGTTATACCTTGAGTTATGGTTTCCTCATAGCCATTATTACTAGAATAAAGAGTTTTAGTTCCACCTCTGCTACTATCAACTAAATTATGAGAGTGTGCAGTTGGGTGATTTCTATGTTTTACCCATACCCAATCAGGTTGAAAATCACCTGCGTTAGCATCATTAGTAATTGTTCTTGCACTTCCGTTTCCTGTGTAAAGTTGTGTATGGAAATAAGCACTTCCATCATCAATCGTAGGGGATAAGGCAGTTGCTAGGTTTTGAGTACATAGTGCAAGATAGCCAGAGGGTGGTGTGTATTCAAAGTTTCCATATCCGTTTCCGTCACTGTTGCCAGATGTGATTGAGAATGGTGGGTTGCCGAAGTTTGCACTTAAACTATCATCTTGTCTACTTTTAAATTGACAATGCATTGAGTCAGTAGTTGTAAATGAAATACCATTGGTTGAAGTAGAAGGATTGGCACTGTTCATGTAAGTGCCATTTTTTGCTATGTACATTTTTTTATTGTCCATATCAAAAGCAAAACTAATAATATCGCCAGATGTAAAACTTGTTAATGTTCCTTGATTATTGTTATCAGTAAAATAAGTTCCGTCTTGTCTAATACCACACAAAGCACCAATAGTATTATTGTTAATTCCAATATCTACTGCTGAAGGTGAGTCATTTACTTTTACTTCCCAATACCATTTCCCACTACTAAATTCAAATGTACTTGATGTTCTTGTAGCACTTGTACCACTCCCTCCACTATTAGTTATGGTATTACCCTCACTATATGTTGGTGCAATATTTGATGAAGCACCATTTATATAAATTGAATTTAAAGTACAAAAGTTATTAGTAGGTGTATCTGTTGTTTGGTCTGTAGATGCTAAATTAGTAGGGGTAAAGTTATTACCATTACCAGAACTATCAGCACCAAGACTACCACTGTTTTCAAAATCTAAAAAATATCCATTATTTCCAAATGTGCCTTCGTATTCTTTGGGTTTCCATATACCACTATCTTCATCAAATTCACCGAAGTCAGTAGGGGATAGTTGTTGTCCATCTATAAAAAATAACTCTGCAATATATCCATCATAAAAATTACCTCCAGAACCTGAATTACCATATTTATAAACTCCGTAATACGCTTCTGTATTTTCTTTATTAAAAGCTAAAACTTTATTTTGGCTAGGATAAGTTTCTGTACCAAAACTTGTTACTTGATTACCATTAACATAAACTTTTACTCTATTGGATGCTGTGCTTTGTGTAGTATCAAAAGCCAAAACAATATGATACCAAGCACTAACATCACGAAAAAGTTGACCAGATGTACCTGTATTTAATGCCATGACACTAGTCGTATCATTATCGTATGCCTCTACTCTAAGAGTGCCACTACTTTGAAACTGTACTGTAACAAAAGGATTACTAGCACTACCATCATAGTGACCTATAAATGTTGTGCTTGTATCAATAACACCTCTTTTAAGCCACATAGAGAATGTATATATTTTATTATTTGTTGGACTTCCTAATGTTTTAGAAAGTTCTGGACTATCTCCATCATTAAATCTTAGGGAATTATCTATTGTATATCCACCTGCGACTGCAGTATTCCCACCTAGAATTGGGAATGTCATTATATCACCTCTGGGAAACTAGCTAAAGGTCTTGATGATGTATTTGTATCTTCGTCATACACCCAAGTAAATAAAGTTTTTAAAGCATCAACATCAAAACATGCGTTTATTTGTGTTTCCATTTCATTAGATTTTG